TTCTAATGGCATCAAATATTACTTTTGGTTTAGGTGGTTTCTGCGAGAACTGCGACTCTTCACACGATCATCCGCTATACAACATTGTTGAACAAATTGAAGTGCCTGATGTTATTCGCAATACAGAGTCAGACTAATTTGCGTAACATTGACTATCCTAAAATTGTGTTATGACCGCAATCTATTTTGAACCTTTTCCTGCTAAAACTCGTAATGATGAGTTTGGTAATCTTGCGCCTTACCGTAATGGCAGACCGCATCGGGGTCAGGATTGGAGTCCTAAAGAGAACTCTAAAATCAAAGCAATTACTGACGGCACAGTTTTCATAAATGAGTGGTCTAATGTTTTGGGTTGGTTTGTGGTTCATTCTGCTAAAGATGGTTTTTGGGTGCTTTATGCTCACTTGGCTAAACAGTCAGATCTTGCTAAAGATGAGAAAGTTGTTGGCGGTAAAACTGTTATTGGACTTGTTGGGGGTGGCAGGAATACGCCTTCAGGTTCGGCATCAACAGGTGCGCATTTACATTTGAGTATTGGTAAAGCTAATAAGGCTTGGAGTAACCCTGCAATACATTTGGCAAGTTATGAAACGCTTGTTGATCCGCTGAAACACATTCTAGAAAATAAAGGAAAATCATGAACCCGATTATTGCAAGTTATTTGCGCGCACTATTGGCAACAACTATTACCGCTGTTTTTGCTATCGGCAAATTGCCGCTTCAATTCACATCTCAAGATTGGCTGAATGTAGGCAACGCAGTGTGGATTTCATTTATTCCAGTCATTATTAGGGCACTGAACCCTAAAGATGATGCTTTTGGTATAAATACTCGCAAACCATAGTTAGAGCCTTCTAGGGGCATTACAGGGCTTATTTGACTAGGGTGCTGTTTTGTGTCCCTAAGATTAGTCGTTTCGGTCTTTCTTGATTTTGCGTCTTTGCTGCGGTGTAGTGCCACCCCAGATTCCATAATCTTCAAACATTCCGACCTTCAAACATTTATCCATTACAGGGCATCGCATACAGATCTGGCGTGCAGTTGTTATCGCCATCTGATACATGTTGCCTGAACCTTCACCGTTAGCGTTTCCGCCGCGACCTACTGGGATAGTCCATTCTTCAGGGAAGAAAACTGTTGGCACTTGCTCACATTCAACGCCACCATTATCAATAATTGCTTCGTGTAGGGCGATAGTCAATCTGTCTATTCTTAGTTTGTCGGCAGTCATAAGTAAAGTCTAGTTATGACCAACAACAATATAGATAGTTTTCTACCTAATGCTGTGAGCTTAGGAACATTTGTAAATAACTCCCCTGAATGGCATGCGCTCAGAAATGAGAAAGGCACTATTTCGGGCAGTGAGATAGGCGCAATTCTTGGGCTTTCACCTTTTACTTCTGCTGTTACTGTTTGGGCGCAAAAGACCGGCAGGCTTCCATCAAGTTTTGCACCTAATACTGCGATGCGTTTAGGGCAACTTGTTGAACCCGCAATTTTTACTTTGTTTCAGGAACAGCATCCTGAGTTATCTGTTTATGAAGTAGGCACTTATGCGCATAAAGAGCAGACTTGGGGACACGCTAACCCTGATGGGGTGTGTGTTGATGCTTCGGGCAACGCTTTTATTTTGGAGATAAAGCACACTGCAACTTATTGGGATAGTGTGCCTGAACATTATCGGGCGCAAGTAATTTGGTATATGTGGGTTACAGGTTTGAAGCGTGCAATCTTTGCTGTGGTGAACGCTGGCAGATACAACGAATATGAAGTGTTGTGGGATCAGTTTGAATTTGATGCTATCTACCATCGGGTGCTTGACTTTAGGACACGCATTTTTGCTGATGTGCAACCTGATTGGGATGGGTCTGAGTCTACTTATGAAACGACTAGAGCCTTATCCCCTGGCATTGAATCTAAAGATGAAGAGTTAGGCACACTAGGGATAGAGCTGTGTAATGCTCAAACAGATTTTGATGTTGCAGAGAATCATTTGCGTGAAATGAAGTCTAGAGTTATTGGGGCTTTGAATGGTGCTAAGTCTGGCACTGTTGATGGTCAAGTTGTTGCAACCTTATCTCAGCGTGGGACTGGTGCGCCTTATCTAACAATCAAGAAAGCAGGAAAGAAATAATGGCTCAATTCAATTTAGCAGACTATGAAACTGTTGCCGAAAGAATCACCAGGTTCTATAAAGACAACAGCGATGGCAGAATTATTACGCGTAACATTACTTCTGCTACTGATAGGCAGATAAGCACTTGGGTTGTGCAAGCCTACATTTATTTGAGTTCAGGCGATCAGGCTGCAAACATTCCTAAAGCAACCGGTTTAGCATTTGAGATTGATGGGGCTGGTATGGCAAATAAGACCAGCGCATTAGAGAACGCAGAAACAAGCGCAATCGGAAGAGCATTAGCTAATGCAGGCTATTCAGGTGATAAGCGTGCTACGCGTGAAGAGATGTCAAAAGTCAAGCGTGATGTGCCTGTTCAACGCAACTGGGAATTAGCTCTAAACAACATAAACGACATTGAAGGTTTACGATCACTTTATCTGGAAGCGAAACAAGGTAAAGCAGCACCTAGTATTCTGGAAGCAATCAAAGGTAAGGCTGATGGAATCACAACTGGAGTTGCTTCGTAACATAGGGGTGCTATCTGCTCATGTTCGTGAGCTAGGTGAACTTGTTGTTGTGTTAGTTGATGACCCGATTTTGCGCGGTAAAACGCTGTCTAGGCTACATGAACAGACTTTACGCCTAAACTTTATGATTACTTTCCTACAAGATTAGGTGTTTTGCCTGTGTCTGTGGTTAGATACAGGTTATGGACAAGAAGCAAGATAATAGTCAATCGGGTAAAAACTCTATGTTTTGCGCTCAGTGTGGGCAGGAAACGCCATACACAATTTGGTCTAAACGCAAAGAACGCAACCATGAGCATTGGGATTGGTGTCGGGATTGCACTGCCAAACCTGCAAAGAGTGTGCGCCTGCTACACGCTGTTTTAGGTGAAATCTGGTGTTACCCCTACACCGGTGAACTAGATGATCTGTGGCGGCCTATAGATGATGCAGGGGAACTCTATCTGCCTGGCGAACGCCTATGCGGTTTAAAGGACTGTGTAAATCGCACACATATTGTTGGACAGACACATCATAGACGCAAGAAAATAACTGATTTAGAGCTGTTATTGACTATGGTTGAAGTTCAAGATTACAACAAAAGGGCAAGGACAAGATGAGAAGTTTTGATGCAGTGAAGATGGTGTTAGATAAAGCACCGAAAGATTTGACTCCTATCCAGCGTTTAGTGTTGATTCAGATCGCACATAAGCAGCCTAAATGTTATGCCACTGTTGGCACGCTTGCTGATGATTGTGGGATTAGGCAAGAGAAAACTGTTTCTAAAGCTGTAAAGGTTTTAGAGTCTAAAGGCCTTATTGCAGTGAATCGTAGGCGTTATAGTTCTAACGAATATGTGTTGTTAGGGCGTTTGATGGTAGGGCGTGAGATACCTGACCAGTTAGGTCGTTTGACGCCTTCTCCAGACCCCCACGCCACGCCTGTTAAACAAACATTAAACAAACATCTTAACAAAGAGAAAAAGAGTCTTGTTTTTAGTTCTAAACCTGGTTCTGCTTTTTGGGATGTTGTTGCTAAGGCTAGACCTGATTTGTCGTTTGTTGAGCGTAAGGAAGGTTTAGAGTCTTTTGTTGAGTCTAGGGATGCTTGGTGGATTGATAATGCTCTTACCGATGAGATTTTGTTGAATAAGGTTTTGGCATGCTTTCCTAGTGCAGAAGGGAAACGATGATGTCTGAGATTGATTTTGAAGAGCTTGTTATAGGTTCAATACTTAACTCTCATGGTGCTGTTCTAGATCACTGTCATTTGTCTAGTGCAGATTTTGATGCGCCTTGGTTTGCTGAAGCGTTTGATGTAATTCAAGATTTGGCTAGGCAGGGTAAGGCTATTGATGTGTTTACTGTTTCGGCTAGGTTGAATCCGGTTGCTAGGC